GAACAGGAATCTCTTCAGTCAAAAGAGAAGCATCTGCATATCGTTGCGAAAACTCTTGAAAAGTAAACGAACGATGACGAAGAATTTGTGCTGCGATGCCACGATTGGTTTCAATTTCCAGGGTCATAGTAGACTGTTCAAACACGCTCCAGTGATTATGTTCGATGCAATACTTTAGAAGTTTAGCATAGTTAGGGTTCTCCTGGTTCGCAGGATTACTAACCCGTGCGATGTATGCCATTGTCTTTTCTGCATCGGGGGTGACAGATACTAGACAAACTTTACTCATTTCTTTGCTCCTCTCAAAATTCTTGCAACGATTACAATCCCTAGGGATTCAACGTAACCTATCCTATCAAGACTGAACATTTTTGTCAAGGATACGTTGAAGGCAAACATGAACAGCAGGGGAAGGATTACTATGTAAGCAATCAATCCATTGATGATTGCCATTCCTTTCTCGATATTTTCTTGTTTTTCCTGCTCTTCAAGTTGCTGTTGCAGTTCTTCCTCTTCATCTTTAGCTGGACCTCTAGGATCCAGATACACTGTCATTTTGTTAGTCATTTATCAAAATCCAAAAAATTTAATCTTATAGTCTTCTGGTTTCCCATACTCAAAATTTAATTTTTGTTCTTCCAACTTCTCTAAAGGTTCTCCAGTACATCCATCCATCCAAGGAGAACACAATCTCATAACACCATCAACTTCAGAATAAAGTGGTGGTGGAAGTTTGACTTCTCCAGTATCACCAGTGAGACGTTGATAATCTAATAAGGCTTTATCAACGTCTCTTTCTACCCTGCGCTTTACTTTGTCAGGATCTTGTAGTAGAAGGTCATTAAGAACACTTTGCGGGAAATACTTTCTTTGAACCTCATCCAGTAAATCCCAAAGTCCATTCTCAGATACCCCCGTACATTGTGATAGAGTTGCGATGATTGTAGAAACAACTACACCTAAAATTAATAGTTGTTTCTTATCTGGTTTCTTCTTTCCAAAGTTGAAATTGAAGTTCATTTCTTTTTCTTTTCTTGTTTTTTAGGCATGTCCCATAATTTAGGATTAGTCCTACCTTCAGATTGTTTAAATGAAATAAGATCTTCACGATAACGGTCCCAATAATAATCAAAGATATCAACTTTTTTATCTGTGATTACAAGGTCATAACAAATAGAACCGTCCATTTTATATTCAACTAAGTATGAATTGTATGGTAGTGTTCTGTCATTAGCAATATCAGGAGCACAATCTTTATATATAATCTTCATCAGGAACGGCCTCCCCATTTAATTTGGGGAAATGCCTCTTGTACTACTGCTTTGGTTATTCGATACTTGTCCTGAAGTTTACCATCCTTCACTAGAACAAGAAGTTGTGCTTCAGAAACATGAAGTCCTTCCAGCATTCGGATGAACATCTCCTCGCGTTTGAATTGCTTGAGATCATCTTTACCACCTTTAATAAAGTAGTAGAGTTTAGCGTACTCCTTTTCTAAAACAGTATGCTCTGTTCCTGCAGGTGCATCATTAGGAGTAAAAGGTACATCTCCCTCAGGGATCATAGAAACTACACTGTCATCATAATTCCAAATAAGAAGGCTACGAAGTGCTTGAGTGTTGTTCTCTTGCAGAATCTTGATCTTCTCTGTTTTGGTTTTGGCATTCGATACTTTCTGAAGCACCTCAGAAATAAGTAGTCGATTACTGGTATTCATGGACATTTCAAAATTCCTCAATCTTTTCAAGTAAACTAATAAGTTGCTTCTCCATGAAATAAGTATACATTTTACTTCTAGGAGGAGGGGTCACGGAATCATATGATTCAATAATTTTTTCTTCGACCTCTACAGGTATATAGGAGAAATCGATGAGGGTCAAATTTCGTTTGTAGTATTCCATCTGTTCTGCATTACAGAACTGCTCTGGTGACAGATTAATAATCTTATCAAGAGTCTTCTTAATCAAAGGACGTTGCCGTTTACCCTCAACAAAAGTATCGTCTGGAGAAAGGTAGTTAGGAATACCATCAGACTTATCCCCTTTGAGTACGTGCTGAATGATATATTGCTTCGGATCCATACCAGAAACAAACTTTTTCATTACAGGATTGTACTGCTTCAACCAAGGATACTTCTGCAACTGAATGAAATCTTTATCTCCAGAAAGAATCAGAACCTTTTCAACAGGTTGCATATCTTTCTGTAAACGAATGTTCTTCATTGCCATTTGTTTTGTCATGACAGAGATGATGTCATCTGCTTCAGCACCATCTACTTCCATAACTGTGTATGGCATGTGCTCACGGATTTCATCACGAATTTCATTCAAAACTTCAAAGATCTGGCTCCAATTAAAGTTGGACTTTTCTCGATCTTTCTTGCGGGTCCCTTTGTAGTAAGGGAAAAACTCTCGTCGCCAATAGCGTTTGGAGTCATAACAAAGGACTAGTTCACGACCGTACTCCCCACAAAACTTCTGGACATACATCCGAAGTGAGTTAAGTACCATGTGGCGAACTAGTCCTTTATCGATTCCATCCGAGATTCTGGTTTGAACCATGAGATTGGAAATCATCACTTGGTTCATATCGATAAGGATCATAGTAGATTTTATTCATCTTCCTCATCGATCATATCATCTTCATCCAGGAGTGTCAAGTACGTCAGTTCATCTCGTAAGATTTCACCATCTTCATCGTACATCTCTGGATGTAGGATATGTTTTGCATATCCAGCCTTGTCGTACCAGGCATCAAATAAATTGTTGGCAAACCAACCTGCCATAAAGGCGACAATAAACGTTCCTACTGTTAGGAAAAAAGCAATGTAAATAAACTCTAAACTTCCCATGGGTCCTCCTTAGATACAAACAATTATAAAGGGCCCAACCTCCTATATTTGAACACTTAAGTATTTATTACAGTAGTCCTTGTGACCGAAAATATTGAATTGACTCGGTACATCCACCGAGTTGAAGATCATCTTTAAGAACTCTGGGGAATGTAGCACCATATCCAAACTGACTATAAAATTGTTCTCTATTGAAGTGTTTGTCTAATGTATACTCAGCATAAGACCATCCTTTCATATCAAATACTTGCTTGATCTTATCACAGTATGGACAACCTGGTTTTGTGTAAACTGCTAATTTCATTTTAATCTCCTAGCGATACTTGAGTGCGATTGTAAATCTGTAGTGATTTCTAAATGATGTTGCTCGATGCAGTATATTAGCATCGAAGAAGGCCAATCTATTTGCGATTGGCAGAATATTTATGGAACTTTCTCCTTGAAGAAATTGAGTTTCTCCTCCTTCATTTGGATGATATTCCAATTGTCTCCACTGTTGGACCCGAGTTTCAATTAATCCAACATAGTATAAACAAGTTATTCCGATTTCGCAATCGGTATGGAACCTTGGGTTCTCTGATGGGGTAAAAAGATTTATGTATGATGCATACAAATTCAAATTGCGAATACTTGGAACAACATTATACACATGATTGTTCATCATTGCACAGATTTCACTCTGGGGATCGAAGTCGGATACCATTCCACACGGAGGTGTACTTGGATTATCAGTTTCCCCAAAGAAGTATGGTGAACTTAAACAATATTCAACTATAGCATTGTAAGAGAACTGATCAAATACATTATCAATATAATCAATCATCACATAAAATCTCCTAAATTTCCCTCAAGTTGTCTCTTCATATCTTCAAGTGCTTGTCGTTTTAATTCAGGATCATCAACCGTTTTATCGATAATATCAAAAATACCCATTAAAGTTTCCCTCATCAAGTCTTTTGTTGGCTTTAACAGATCTTCTTCTTCCATGTTCTCCAATTCATAATCGGGATGATAGGATTCGAACCTACGGCCCCTCGCTCCCAAAGCGAGTGCTCTACCAAACTGAGCTACATCCCGTGGCGGAAAGGGTGGGATTCGAACCCACGGATGCTTTCACATCGCTAGTTTTCAAGACTAGAGCCTTCAACCACTCGACCACCTTTCCATAAAGGGGGTTACCCCCCACATTATATATCAGAACGAGTAACGAACTTTCAGTTCACCACCAAGAGCGAACACTTCGCTATCAAAACCATACTCACCAGCAACTTTGAATTTGCCAGTCAGGTTTTCAGCGATAGGGAAGTTAACACCAACTTCACCAACAGCAACACCCTCATTGGTGCCACCGTTGTTCCACTCATAACCAGGACCGATTTCACCGAACACGGTTACACCAGTTCCAACTTCTTGTTGATAACCAACACGAAGTTCGGTTTGAGCACCAGAGAACTCACCACCTTCGGTAATAACACCAGCAGCAGTAGTCTTCGACTCCACGTAAGGAGCAGCCATAGCAGGTGCTGCCATCAGGGGGAGAGCAGCAAGAGCAATCAGTTGTTTCATAGAAATTTATTCCTCAGAATCATTTAAGATTTCCCCTTCAGGGGAATCATTATTATAGTACGTTGTGGGATCCCTGTCAAGGTCCTTGATCGCATATAAGGCAGACTTATAGTATCTTGAAACTGCCTTCACTTTTTTCCACTTCTGTTTTTTGTTGGTCTTCTTATCTGCATAAATTTTTTGCAGAGAAGCATATTCGTCTAAGGTTCTAATAATCTTCCTATTCGTATATGCATCTCGACCAGCATCATATTCTTTTGGTTCATAATTATCTTGTGGTGTTAGTGGTTCAATCACAAATTCACCAGGCCCCAGTTTCTCTTTCATGTCCTCTGGGAGATCTTCGTATTTAAAATCAGGTAGTTCCATATTTAAGTTCCTGTGTTATCGTCGCTTGTAGGATCATCTGCATCTTGGTTTGGAGATGGATAAGTATTTGGAATTGAAGTTGTTCCTGTAGTGAGATCACCAGGAACCTGGCCTGGAGTTGCTGCTGCTAAAGAATATCCATATTGATATCTAATATGACCTGCATCTCCTTTGGTTCCAAGAATATTATCGGTAACTTCAGTTACTTTAATTTGGAAACTAAACGAAGTTCCAGGAATAGTCATATTTTCACCCATCCAAAACTGAGTTCGGACTCCATTCTGCCACCAACTATCACTAACTGTGGTATCCAACCATGGTTGAGTTCCATCATCTTTTGATGGAGGAAATCTTCCTATTACAGTATCATTCACTGCCCATCCTGCACCTAATCCCCATTTAGGAATTCCACGCAGTCTAACATATGTATTCCAACTATTTCCAGCCTTAACTGGATTCCACCACAAAGCAAGTTCTAAAGATTTTGGTTTATAAAAACCAGTTCTATTGATGTTGTTATTAACAGCACCCTCGTAAGTACCTCTGGATAATCTTTGAAGTGCAGCAGCATTGGTTGGGTTGGACCCAGACTCACCCCAGAAATAATGGTATGGAAATTCTTTACCGCTAGCAAAGTCTGTCCAAACACCATTACCCATTCCAGGTATCAATACATCATAATACGAACCAGATGAATTGTAAAGGGGGTATTCATTTCCATTAAAAATTATACTGAAATTAGTTGGTCTAGATCCACCATAACCACCTGTACCATGACGATAAGAAGCATCACCAGTTCCAGGTCTCTGATATCCATTAATGTGCCCTCCTGGTGCTTGATTGAAATATGTAATCTCTACACCAGGACTCTGAAGAATATATGTCTTTCCCGCAGAGCCGCCGCAGGCAGTTGAGTCTCCAAACTCACAAGAACCCATGGAGTATCCCAAATCAAAAGAATTTACCCCGCCGCGGCCGCGAAGTCCACCTCCTCCACCGCCTCCGCCTCCATCGTATTCCAATAAAGGGGATCCCCAATTACCATTAAACCCTCTAGTATCCCAAATTTTTTTACCATCTGGTCTGAAGATTGATAGAGCAAGACCTGCTGGATTAGATTTCCATTCACCACCTCCAGCATAGTCATTATAAAGTAAAAATCTAAGGACATATCTACCAGGAGAAGAAATACTAAAAGTCTTAGTTGCTGGAGTATTATTATTAGCATTGAAATCTTGCACTGCAATTCGTGTCCAATTAGCAGCACCAGAAATATCAGCATCTATTGTAGAAGGCCATGAACTCAATTCTTCAATATTAATACCATTAACTGCTGTCGGTTCTCCATTATAAAGTCTACCACCATCAATATATGCAGTTTCTTCAATCTCATACCAAGGTGCAATATAAACCGCAACAATATCATCAACCATAATATCCATGGAATGAGTACCAGAACTAGTAAACTGCAGATTCAATCGAATATCTCGTATAGAACCATTGTAATTTGGTTCCCCATCGTTTACCCATGCAGCGTTTCTTCTCATGTAGTAACTCCAGAGTTCATGACCATCTTGAACAGGAAGTAATGGTGGATTAGTGAACTTAGGAAACTCCTGCACTAAAAGACCATAATGAACATTATCAGTATTGTCTTCATATGTGACTGGGTTTGTTGGAGTCCCTTCTATTCTATGATTTTGCCAATTACCCCAAGGTGCAGGATCATAACCATCAGCATCATTACTACTAATTACATAACTATGATCTCCATTATTAGATCCCTGGGTAGTTCTCGTGGCTCCGCCAGCACCTACCTTAACGGTTAAAGTTGCTCCAGGAGTTACAGGAACATTATTGTCATATGCATATGCCCCTCCTCCTCCGCCGCCCCCTTCATCATCACCATTTACATCTTTATGACCAGAACCGCCGCCACTGATGCACACAATCTCATCTAGTTTAGTAACACCTCCAGGTACAGTATGAGTATAAGTTCCTGGTGTTGTATAGGTTAGGGTTGTAGATCCATACTTGATACGTACAGCACCCTTGCCACCAGCACCGCCAGAACCTCCAGGAGCATTACCGCCGCCGCCACCACCAAAATCCCCCCCTGCGCCTCCGTTGGCAGTGCTAGTAGTCGCTCCATTGGTCAGTCTGTTGCCATCCAGATCAACTCCATGTCCTCCTCCGCCACCCTTCCCAGATTGAGTAGCAGCATTCCTACGATCACCATTCGTAAAACGACCACCTGCTCCGCCACCATACTTACCTGTAATTGGATCATCATCAGCACCAATACCACCTCGGCGGCCAACACCAACATGTACTCGACCAGGTACTCCTATTGGAACATTATCAAATCCTCCTTTACCGCCAGTAGCGAAACATAAAATATTTTTAATATATTTTGATGGATCATCAACAAATGCATTACATCCTGATCCTCCTCCTCCGCCGCCACCAGCAACGTGAGCAACTAATTGACCATTAACATAAAGAGAAGATGCTCCTCCACCTCCACCACCTCCTCCAGACTTACCATCTGGTCCTGGTATTCCACCTGGAGCCCCACCATTAAATGAATTTCTTAATCTCTTTCTAGTATTAGAGAAATGAATTCCTCCCTTACCACCTTCACCAACAATAGCAGTAATCTTATTAGCCTTATTCGGATTAAGTGTAAGTGTTAGTCTGACAATTGAACCACATCCTCCAGAATTATTTCCTCTACCAGAAGCAGTTACATTTCCATTTGTTTTATTCCTTTGCCCGTCTCCACCACCTGCTCCACCACCTGCTCCAATGAGAATAACATTCATGTAAGTAATTCCAGTTGGTGTGGTGTGCTCATAGATTCCATGGGAACTATAGCGTTGAATAGAACCACAAATTAATGTTGGCGCAATAAATTGATTTGGTATAACTGTAGTATCTGCAATGCTCCTAAAACCAGCACATCTATCAGAAAGAACTTTAAGATCATCAATAATATCATTGAAATCTGTTCCTACACAACCATTGTGGATGTTTGGATCATAACAGAATTCAGATCCATCATCCAGTTCAATGCAAACAAGTCCACCATTATTACCAGGATCCCCAATCGCATCTAACAGTTCTGGTTCTGGTTTGTAAATAGTTCTCGTTGGTACATCAGTTGGTTCATCTGGACAATCATAGTAACTTCCAGTACCTCCATCCCCATCACCACCAGATTCAATATCACAAATTGGACCGTATGGACCATTTGGAGAATATCTTTGAATGGTACGAACTGTTCTACACTTTGCTGCCTTCTTTAAAACAGTTGGTACTTTATCATCTGGAGCTGCACGTTCAGTTGGATCCTCAATCTCAATTACAGTGACAATTGGTTCTGGAGTTACCTCGGGAATTATGTCACAGATAGGTCCGTAATTTCCATTGGGAAAGTAAATGGTCATCGTATATAAGTACCTTACAATTTATTTAGCCATAAAAAAGAGACCCTTTCGGGTCTCTCAGAGATTATTGAGTTTGTATCAACCAATGGAAGGAGCAGTGAGAGCAACAGGAGTTGCTTCAACAGCAGCCAGGTCCAGAGGAAAATTGTGGGCGTTACGTTCATGCATCACTTCAAAACCGAGGTTAGCACGGTTGAGGATGTCTGCCCAAGTATTGATGACACGACCGTTGTTGTCAAGCAGCGACTGGTTGAAGTTGAAACCGTTGAGGTTGAACGCCATTGTTGAAACGCCCAGGGCAGCAAACCAGATACCGACAACAGGCCAAGCAGCAAGGAAAAAGTGTAGCGAACGAGAGTTGTTGAACGAAGCATATTGGAAGATAAGACGACCAAAGTAACCGTGTGCAGCAACAATGTTGTAGGTCTCTTCTTCTTGACCAAACTTGTAACCATAATTCTGGGACTCTACTTCAGTCGTTTCACGAACGAGAGAAGACGTAACCAGACTTCCGTGCATAGCACTAAAGAGGCTGCCACCAAATACCCCAGCCACACCGAGCATATGGAAAGGATGCATAAGGATATTGTGTTCTGCTTGGAAGACGAGCATGTAGTTGAACGTGCCCGAGATTCCGAGAGGCATTGCATCAGAGAAGGAACCTTGACCGAAAGGATAGACAAGGAACACTGCAGAAGCAGCGGCAACAGGAGCAGAGTAAGCAACCATGATCCAAGGACGCATACCGAGACGGTAAGAAAGTTCCCATTCACGACCCATGTAGGCATAGATACCAATCAGAAAGTGGAAGACAACCAGTTGAAATGGTCCACCATTATATAGCCACTCATCGAGAGAAGCAGCTTCCCAGATGGGATAAAAGTGAAGACCAATAGCGTTGCTTGAAGGAACTACAGCACCAGAGATGATGTTGTTTCCGTACATGAGTGAACCAGATACAGGTTCACGGATGCCGTCGATGTCCACAGGAGGAGCACCGATGAATGCGATGATGAAACACGTTGCTGCAGCGAGCAAGCAAGGGATCATCAGCACACCAAACCAACCTACATAAAGGCGGTTGTTCGTTGAAGTAACCCACTGGCAGAATTGTTCCCAGGAGTTAGTAGAGCGTTGTTGAGCAATTGAAGCAGTCATTGTGATTTTCGAGTAGTAAGACCATCAGGGAAATGGTGGTTATTACTATGCTCCCCGCACCCTCAGCGGGGATATGAGAGACGTAATTTAGACACCCATAGGTCTCGGTTAGCGGGTGTTGGAATGTTAAGATTTGTTTCCATCCCTTAACACTTATTTATAGTACTACGAATGCCCTGGCCTGTCAAGGGGTTTTGAGAATAAAAAAGGAGTCTCGTAAGACTCCTTGAGATCAGGCTGGGATCGGAATCCCTGTGGTGTGTGCCAGATGACTCAGCATCGTATACGGATCTGAGATGGCATAGGGATCAGATGGGGCATTATCTTCTTGACCATCTTCAATGAAGATCTTAGTGATCTTACCATCATCCACTAGAGCAGAATACCTCCAGGATCGGAATCCAAATCCAAGATTTTCTTTCTGTACTAGCATACCCATACCATCAGTAAAATCTCCATTACCATCAGGAATCAGTTTTACATTCTTGATATTTTGATCTTTGGCCCATGCATTCATCACAAATGCATCATTAACACTTACACAATAGATTTCTTCTACACCATATGTTTTAAATTTTTCAAATTCTGCATCATATCCAGGAAGTTGAAATGCAGAACATGTGGGAGTAAAAGCACCAGGAAGACCAAATAGAACAACTCGCTTACCAGCAAATAATTCTGTGGACTTTGTGTAAATAAATTCTCCATCTTCTCGAAAGATAAGAGTTACTTCAGGAATTGTTTCAACCATGTTTTTGTTTCAGTTCAGGATTAGGATTACAAATTAGTCTTTCTTTAATTGGTTTGATGACAATGAATTTGTCATTCTTGAGAGTGCCAGCAATCTTGACTTCTAGTTCTACATCTCGATCCCAGGCACCACTATCAACCAGTTCTTGAAGGGCAAGATTAAATTGCCCTAGCATATTAGCACTCACAGATTTTCCTCTTGCTCAGTCAAGATCTTAACATCACTGGTAGGATAAGCAACACAAGTGAGCACCCACCCATCAGCAATTTGATCATCATCAAGGAACGATTGCTCCTCGTTATCTACTGTACCAGAGAGGAGTTTTCCCGCACAAGCCGAGCAAGCACCCGCACGACACGACGAAGGGAGATCAATACCTGCCTCCTCGGCTGCTTCGAGAATATATTGATCCTCTGTACATTCGAAAGTAGTTTCGGTGCCGTCAGGAGACTGGAGAGTAACATTGTAAGTAGTCATTAGTAAGTTTCGCAAAGTTTTTCTACTGAAATTGCCAACAAAACAAAGAAGGCAACACTAGTGATTGTAAACGTAAGTTCTACCATTGTCAATTAATTGTCAGAGAATGCCAGGAATAATCTGGCCAGTGGTGAGATAAGCACCTACACCAGCAATGAAACCAAGCATTGCCAGACGTGCGTTGAGGATCTCTGCCTCAGGGGTGAATCCGAATTTCATAATAGTTCTCCTTTAAGTAATAAGTTAATCAGAAGATTCCGAAGAAGAGTTTACCAGTGCCAAGATAAGAAACGAGCCCAGCAATAATGCCGACCATAGCCCAGCGTCCATTGTACATCTCCGTCATTTGCATAGGAGTCAATAGACCCTTGCGTGAGTATTCTTGGTAAACCATTTCAGGCTCTTTCGCCCACATATTTTGTTGACCAAATTCGTTGCTTGTAACAGTCATCTAGATTTGTAAAGAATTACAACAATAGTATATAGGAAATATTACGGTTTGTCAAGTGCATCCTGTAAGGCTTCCATGACAAGATTTAAAACTGGTTGCTTTCTATCGTATCCGCTAATACTACCACGGCACATGACAGGATCGCCTGCAAGAGGATTTGGTTCCATCATTTCATATTCATAATTATGCTTGCTGGTATATCCTCTACCAGTAGAATTCCAAATACGAATCTCTGCAAGTTGTTTACCACCAATGGTCATACCATATGGTTCAAGATCAATTTTCACGCGAATCATAGTTAGTCTCTGGGTTTGGGTTTGTTACACTCATTACAATAGTAGGAAAACCCACTACGGAACGATCTTACCACCTGGTAGTGGTCGCTGTCAAGAGGTTTCTCGATCTCACACTTGGAACATTGTCTAATCAAAGTCAAGGGGATGGTCTTGTTTCTTTTCTTTCTTACGAAACTTCTTAACATGCTCAAATAATTCTTTGATTTGTTTGTAAGCATCATCAGCATTGGTCTTGCCTGCCATCTCTGCAGCAAGAATATACTCGACTTTCTTACCGAAGTCAAGCAGAACAACCTCAAAATCCGTTTGATGTTCGTACATGCTGACCTCCTCTATAAAAACTGCCCAGCCTGGGATCGAACCAGGGACCAATCGATTAACAGTCGATAGCTCTACCGCTGAGCTACTAGGCAATAAAATCAGGACTGTCTACAGTCCATCATGTATTCTACAGTATTAGCAATATCATTCATAGCATCACGCAAGTGTGGTTGTTGACCACTTTCTTGACGAACTACAGGGCGATGATCATCTATAAGTGTCCATCTCCACTGTTGCATATGAGTACAATACCATAGATTAATTTTCATGTTTGAAATTTTCCAATCTGATCCAGTTGGCAAGGGCATTGAGTTCCATTCTTTTTTCGTCAGTGAGATCATGCTGTTTATTAAAAAGATAAAAATCAAGTGCTTCCAGTGCCAAGTCTCTGTCTGCTTTTGAAATAAGTGACATAAATTTATCCTCAATGGATAAGAGCGGAGTATCGGAATCGAACCGACGACATCTAACTTGGAAGGATAGCGTTCTACCGCTGAACTAACTCCGCAGTGACCCCCAGGTTTGTGCATCGTTGAGAGGCATAGGGGGTGTTATTTACCTCTGGCTGGGAATCGAACCCAGTTTCTATGTGTGTTGTCCACCCGTCTTTACCAATAGACTAACAGAGGATTGTGGTAGGTGTTGGGGACTTTACCTATGTCCCCACTCTTTACATTCACTCACCCACAGAATACTAGGGATGAGGAGCGGTTTTGGCACCTACATTTGGCGTCTACTTAGTTAATCGCTAAGGACTACCAATGTCGGTAAGAGGACTTGAACCTCCACGAATTACTTCACTGGAACCTAAACCCAGCGCGTCTACCAATTCCGCCATACCGACTTGTGGGAGGAGGTCAATCCTCCCGAGCACATGCACGCCACCTATTTAATTATCGAGTAAATAGGAATCTCGGCGGGAGTTACCCCATCCGCACCACCAGTTTTTGAGAGAAACTGGAAACTCGTGAAGGGGGATCACCCGACCAGGGCGCTTTTAATGTCATCCCGAGACAGTTTGGGTCATTGACTCCACCAGTACTTTTTAAGTCTTTCCGTGACTAACTGAAAGTGATGATATCATCACTCATTCCACCTCTTACTCCACTAGAAATATAACTGTAAGGCAGCTCATCTAGTCCATATTG